GAACAATGAGCCTTAAACATCTCATTGCATTCATTGTTGATGTTCTCACCGCCTGGCTTCGCGCCGGCGAGGATAGCATCGATCGTGATCAGAAGTAGTGCGCATAGCTTCGCAGCTATGCTCTTGGAGCTCCCGCTCCCCCCTGGTCGTATGACCTAGAAGGAGTAGGGGTACAGGCATCCTGGCACCAGCCCACTGAGGGCTGGTGTTCAGGTGGTGATCGTGGCTTGAGCCAACTAGACATTAGCTATTGGATGATACACCTATGAAGGCGATCAATAATAGCCAAGGTGACTTTTACGTCACTGTTCTAGCGGGCGTCTACCATGATCTGGTAGGTGCCATTATACCTCAGAGTGAAGTCAAACGAGACCTTGAAGAAATTCAGAGTCGCGTAAGATCGGAAGGATTAGGGTTTCTAACCAAAACCCTTCCTAAACTTGGAAAAGCGATCGATCGATCGCTCGGCCAAGCCTGCAGACTACAATTCGAAGGCTTCAAGAAGAAGCCAAGAACTCAACTACCCGCTTTCGGGTACAGGTTGATTAGTCTGTTATTCACTGATGAGGGCCATCCCCGGCAAGCGAAGCCAGGGATGAACTCCTGCTGTGAAGCAGTGGAGAGTCCTAACAAGGACTCGGGGAGTAGCAATGCTCTCAACCCTAGTCGTGAGACTATGGTGATGGCACTTAAAGCGTTAAGACAGATAGCCTACCTATGTTATAAGGTAGATCTACCATACCGTGAAGAACTCAAAACCAACGTTATTCAGTCTTTCGAAAAGACTGAGCAAGACCTACGAGGATTTCATCCTCGTAATCTCGGGCCAACAGATCGGTCAGTTCTTAGCATTGCGCGTCGTCTTGTACGACGCGTGCTTGCTAATGCTGATCCTTTGTCCGGCATCCCGAGACACGGTCCTGGATCTGTTTCTACAGGTGAAAAATCTCCTGAGAAGCATATCTTCAAGCGTTATTATAAACGCTTGGATTCCGTTTTCCATTATCCTGACTGGATGATGTTGAACTGGAATCACGTTGCAGAGGACTTAGGATGGTTGCAGTCGCTGCCTAGCCACAAATATGGCGAAGCAAAGGTTGTTCTCGTTCCTAAGGACTCTCGAGGTCCTCGTCTCATATCGGCTGAACCCCTTGAATATCAATGGATTCAGCAGAGCTTGTTGTCGGTGTTAGTTCCGACAATCGAAGGTCATAACCTGACCAAGGGTCACGTGAACTTTACGTTGCAAAACGTGAACCGTGATCTCGCTCTTGAAGGCTCGCGCACCGGAAGGTGGGCGACTCTCGATATGAAAGATGCAAGTGATCGCGTATCATTGAAGCTGGTTCATTCCATCTTCCCTGATAGGTGGTTTAGAGCGCTCTACGCAAGTAGAACGCCCTTCACCCGCTTGCCATCTGGTAAAAGGGTGGCCATGAAGAAGTTTGCACCAATGGGTTCAGCAGTTTGCTTTCCCATTGAGGCTCTCACCTTCTGGTCCCTCATTGTCTCAACGCTTATCGTACATCGAGGTTACACGCTGAGAAAAGCATGTACTAACACCTACGTGTACGGCGACGATATCGTAGTCAATGTCGACGACCATGACATTGTCTGCCAGAGCCTGGAACGGTTTGCCTTGAAGGTAAACCGCGACAAGTGCTGCGTGGCAGGATTCTTTCGAGAATCTTGCGGAATGGATGCCTTTCTCGGCTCCTCCGTTACGCCGCTAAAGCTGCGTAAACCATGGTTATCTAAGCTAAGTCCTGCTGCAGTCATATCATACACCGCGTTTTGCAACGCTATGTATGCTGACGGCTGCTTCGTAACTGCAGAGATAGTCGAACGGTATCTGAGGTGGAAAACCAAAGATACTATACCTGTCGTTTCCGACGGGCATCCAGCTATTAACTGCTTTATACGTCCTCATCATGTGCCGACCTCCCCGCAACCTCGCAATGTCCGTGTGCGTTATAACGCTAACTTACATCAACGAGAAGTGCAGGGACTGGCCTTGCGTCCGACGTCTGTAATGACGAAGGGCTTTGGTTATCCTCTTTTGTTACGCCTCCTCGCGGAGATGGAACGGAAGGATAAAAGTGGAGAAGTGGTTACTTCAACACCCTCACCTAAGCATGATGAGACAGGCTACTTCGCGATTGCTCACCGCGAAAAACCGACGAGAGCATGGACCCGCCTCTGATGTTTTATTCAGAGGCGTCATAGACTATTAATAT